GCAAACAAAGAACGGTAACTTGGGCTAAATCTAGTTTTAATATAGATGTAGAAGATTTTGATGTTGCTGATGCAATAGGCATAGCATACTACGCAAGCGAGGTTTTAACAAGCAGATGAAGTTATATCAAAGCCGTGAATGGTTATATCGTCGTTACGTGGTTCAAAAAAAGACAGTTACTGAAATTGGTAAAGAATGCGGTGTTTCTGCAATGACCATTCAAAGATACCTAGAGCAGTTTGGACTAATTAAAAAAAGATGAGCATTGCATATAAAATATTTCATTTAGAAAAAGATACTTCTAGAGCTAATCTAGTAAAATATGCAGAAGAATATCTTTCACAATACTATACTAAATTTGATACAGAAACAATACAAATATCAAATATAGATGATTATAAAGATTTTATTAGTAAGTACCCTAATTTTAAGATAGATCCACAGGGATATAACCTAAATAACCAACAAGGTTGGCGATGGGGAGAGATAGGAATTCTAGCAAGTAACTGGTTGGCATGGAATAAATTTCAAGAATCCGATTTTGATGTTTTGATGTTAATGGAAGATGATATTATCATTTATGATCATTTCGATAATACTTTAAATAATTATATTTCAGAATTGCCAGAAAGCTGGGATATATTTCATTTTTATGTTCCATTGGATCAATATAATAAGTATAATTTAGGGCTGGATCACGGAAAACATGTTTGTCGAGCATACCAAGACTGGTCTTGTCTATGCTACCTTATATCTAAATCAGGAATTAAAAAGTTAGTGGATTCTTTTAATGACCCTGTTTCATTACCGTTAGACTGGCATATGTTTAGACAAATGGAAAAATTTAATATTTATACAATTAAGCCAGATGCAGAATACGGGTGTACACTTGCTGAAATGAATTCTACATTTCAATTAACTCAAGATAGGAATATAATCAATGGGATACTCTGACCCAGCCAATAAGCCTTGGACACAAAGCAAAATAGTAAAGCTTAATCCTAAAACTGTTCTAGATGTCGGAACAGGACAAGGAGTATACCTAGACTTGATTAAATCTGCATTAGGAGATTCAGTTACTGTACATGGAGTAGAAGTCTGGCAACCGTATATTGATCAATTTAACTTAGTAAATAGATATGACAGACTTTACAATATGGATGCTAGAATGTTAGAAAGTTTTGACTATGATTTAGTTATTTTAGGAGATGTTCTAGAACACATGTCAGAAGCAGATGCAACTAAATTATGGGATAAAATTTCTAAGCAAGCTAGATACGGCATTATTTCAATTCCTATTATTCATTATCATCAAGAGGCTATCAATGGAAACCCATATGAAATTCATGTGGAAGAAGATTGGACTACAGAAAGAGTTTTAAAAGCTTTTCACAGTATTGTTGAGCATGTAGAGTTTCCAATAACTGGCGTATTCGTAGCAAAGTTTAATCATGATTCCTAAAATAATTTGGCAAACATATAAAGATCCAATTGATCAATTGCCTGACTATATGCATGATGCTATGCAGACATGGAAAAATTTAAATCCTAACTATGAACATAGATATATGGATGATAAGCAAGCCGAAGAATTTGTTCTGGAATACTTTGGGCAGGAATGGTTAGATATTTTTAAAGGACTTCCTGTTGGTGTAATGCGTGGGGATCTGTGGAGATATATGGTTGTATATATTCATGGAGGAGTATATGCAGATTTAGATACAGAATGCTGGGAACCAATTTCTGTATGGTTAAAAGAAGATATGGAAATGATTGTTTGTCCTGAGAATGATATTCATTATTGTCAATGGACTTTTGCAGCATCTCCAAAACATCCTATATTAAAATCGGTGTTAGATTATATTAAAGAAAAGCTTGAGAATCCTGATTATGAGCAGGATCATTTTGTGCATATTTATACTGGACCTGATGCTTGGACTCATGGAATAAGCAGGGCTCTTAACTTTAAGTCAGACAACTTAATTGAGGACAGTGCCTTGATAAACGAGTCTGAAAATGCTAAACTTTATAAATTCCACTGCTACGGTGGGGACCATTGGCGGATATTCCATTTCTTGTCTGTAAAACATCTATATGGAAGTCAAACTTGGAAAGATGGAAATTATGTTCAGTGGATTGAAGATCCTCTGGTGAAAGGTAAAAGATAATGTTAAAGCCAGCAATGCCAGATGCAAAGTACTTTGTATGCAATGATTTATATTTACGTTCTATGGATGCCCCGTCAGGGAAAAAAATATTTGATGCATGCCATGAAATTGCTCAAATGCTCATTGAAAAGAATGTGTCATACGGAAACTCAGCTTTGGATCCAGTACGTATATTTTCTAAGGCTGACCCTAGAGAACAATTGCATGTTCGCATAGATGATAAATTAAATAGATTAATGAAGGGCACAGATTATCCAGGAGATAATGATATTGATGATTTAATTGGATATCTTATTCTTCTTAAAATTGCTAAAAATAGAAGTTTATGATTTTAGTCAACTAAGATGGTATAATGGTGTTCTATGGAAATTGAACTAGCAGAACGCAATGAACGCATCAATAGGGTTGTAGAAGAACTTTTAAAAGGTAGCAACCCTACCCAGATTGCCGCTATAACGGGCTATAAGAGGGCAGATGTTATAGAGTATATAGATGAGTGGAAACAGGTCGTCAGAAACGATCATACGGCTCGTGACAGGGCAAAAGAGGCCGTTGCAGCAGCAGACCAACACTATGCCCTACTCATAAACGAGGCCTGGAAGACAGCAGAAGCTGCGGAGGGTCAAGGTCAATTTAACGTCAAGGCAACTGCCTTAAAACTAATTGCAGATGTAGAAAGCAAAAGAATTGGAATGCTTCAGCAAGTAGGTCTTTTGGACAATGCTGAATTGGCAACTCAAGTTGCGGATGCAGAAAGAAAGCAGGAAGTTCTTGTTAAGATTCTTAAAGAAGTAACTTCAACTTGCCCTAACTGCAAACTAGAAGTGGCTAAGAGATTATCTCAGATTACTGGAGTTGTTGAAGCTGTGGTAATTGAGGAAGAAGCAAGTGGATCTTAATTTTAGTGATCTAATTGATCTACTAGACGGAGAAGAATTTGAAGAGCGTCCAGTAGATTTACGTACATTTGTGACTAGTCCAGATTATCTTGGGCTTCCACCGTTATCTGAATATCAATATACTTTAATTGAAAAGTCTTCACAGATTTATAAAGAAGGAACACTTAAAAAATTATTTGGCGAAGATGAAGGTCACAGATTATATAAGCAGACATGTAATGAAGTAATTGCTCAATTAGGTAAGGGTTCTGGAAAAGACTACTCATCTACAATATCTGTTGCTTATCAAGTTTATTTATTATTATGTTTAAAAGATCCAGCTACATACTATGGAAAGCCTCCTGGAGATACAATTGATATTTTAAATATTGCTATTAACGCTCAACAGGCAAATAACGTTTTCTTTAAAGGATTTAAAACTCGTATTGAAAGAAGCCCATGGTTTATTGGAAAGTATGACCCAAAGGCCTCTGAAATTAAATTTGATAAAAATATAAATGTTTATTCAGGACACTCAGAGCGTGAAGCATGGGAAGGATATAACGTGCTTACAGTAATCCTTGACGAAATTTCTGGATTTGCTGTGGAGAATACTACTGGTCATGATCAAGCTAAAACAGCTGATGCTATCTATGATATGTATCGTGCTTCTGTAATTTCACGTTTTCCAGATTTTGGAAAGATTATACTGCTCTCCTTTCCACGTTTCAAAGGAGATCCAATTCAAAAATTTTATGAATCAGTAATTGCAGAAAAAGAAACTGTAATAAGAACTCAAACTTTAAAAATGGATGAAGACCTTCCAGACGGAACAGATGGGAATGAGGTAGTTGTTGAATGGGAAGAAGACCATATAATCTCATATAAAATCCCTAAAACATATGCAATTAAAAGACCGTCATGGGAAGTTAATCCTACAAAGAAAATTCAAGATTACAAAGTAGAATTTTATAAAAATATGCCAGACGCTTTGGGCCGTTTTGCATGTATGCCTCCAGAGATGGTGGATGCATTTTTTAAATCTCGTGAAAAAGTAGAAAGAGCATTTAATAAAGGACAACTTGCAATAGATAGTTTTGGAAGATTAGAACCCTGGTTTGCTCCAGATCCAGATAAAGAGTATTTCATTCACGTAGACTTAGCGCAAAAGCATGACCATTGTGCTGTCGCAATGTCACATGTAAACAGATGGGTAAATGTAAAAGTCACAGATACATACTCTCAGCCAGCTCCAATTATAGAAGTAGACTCTGTAAGATACTGGACTCCAACACCAGATAAGTCAGTAGACTTCACGGAGGTAAAAGATCACATCTTGGCATTAAGAACTGCGGGATTTAAAATTAGAGTTTGTACGTTTGACCGTTGGAATTCTCATGATATGATGCAACAACTTAAGCAATATGGAATTACTACAGAAATTTTGTCTGTCGCTAAAAAACATTATGACGATATGGCTATGGTTGTCTTAGAAGAACGTTTGAACGGACCGCATATCCCATTATTGATTGACGAATTGTTACAGTTAAAAATTATGAAAGATAGAGTTGATCACCCTAGAAAAGGCTCTAAGGACTTGGCGGATGCTGTATGTGGATCAGTATATAATGCTATA